ACTGGTTATCAGGTTCTGCCGGACTCAGCGTAACGGTGACGGTATTGACGTTATCGGGCATAAGGACCTGGCCGCGCCGATTCGGCCACCCTGGAGTCCCCTGATCCGTCAGGGTCTGCACGATCGCCCCGAACTCGTTAATCACCTGGAGCTGCCCCCCCGTCGCCCGAAAGTATTTGTGGGGGGTCACGGCCCCCGGAGCCGCATCAAAGAGTCCCAGGCCATAGGCGTGGGTGACGCCGGTATGCACGACGAGACCCCCCGTCATGTTCGGCAGTTGGGTGACCGGCCCCGGTACTCCACTCGAATCGACCCAGGCGGACGCAGCGAGGGCGGGGTGATACGAATTATGGCCAATTTCCACGTGCGAAATGGCTCCCGCCATATAGATATAATGTAACGTGTACGCCCCGCCGGTATGGAGAAAGGTATGGCCACTCACGAGCGCATTATCCGCCCCAATAAACACCCCCGCACGCCGGTGTAAGGCGGGATCAAGCGCCAGCCCATTGTTGACGGATTGCCCCCCAATGAGTTGCGCCCCGGGCGCCGCAAGACTGAGCCCACTCCAGGAATTATTCCAGTACGTACCCCCAGTAATGAGAATGCCAGAAGTATTATTGACCGTCAGGGCCAGACCGTCCCCGATATGGCTGGCGACCGAGAGGGTCCCAGCAAAGCCATAGGGGATCCCTTCACTGAAGCCCGCATTTTCAATATTGGGATTGATCAGGATATGCGTGCCCCCGTAGGTATTGAGATAAATACAGGTGGAATTTTCGGTACTCGCAATCACATTGGTCAGGCGGATGTCACTAATGGGAAACCCGGGCGTGCCATTAAAGCTAAAGCCCCCCGCCTGATTGGCAAAACTTACCGATTGGGTAATCCACGGCCCAATGCCATTGGCGTTGGCGGCATTGTAGCCAAAAAAGCCAGACCCGCCATTTTGCTGCGAGATCGCATTAAAAATATCCCATTGCTGGGAGCCCCCACCCGGCGCGGCGTCATAGAGAAATTCAAACCCGTTATAGTTATTGCGCATGGCCCACAGATGCGCCGCCTGGGAATAACCCACTGCCCCAAAGACAAAGCCGCGCCAGTTATAATTGGCGCCGACATCTGTGACGGTGACGGCGCTGAGGGGATTTCCGTCCGGGCCACGAATGACCAGCCCATCGCCTCCCGCTACGGGATTACTGCTGTGGTTGAGCGTCAGTCCCGTGACATGCACATTAAAACTGCTCACGGTGAGCACGGGGATATTGGTCACCGTTTGCCGCAAGAAGGTCTGCTCCATCCCGGCGCCTTCCAGGGTGAGCGAGCGGGTGATGGTGAGGGTTTGGTTGAGCAGGCAGGTCCCGGCCGGCAGGGTAATTTTGCTCCCGTAGGGCACGGTATCCAGAGCGGTCTGGATCGCCGCCGCCGTCGGGGTCACTCCGTCACAGACCACGCCCGCCGGGACTCCACCCGACCCACCTGGTCCCGCTGGACCCGCTGGACCCGCCGGTCCCGTCGCGCCTGTTGCGCCTGTTGCGCCCGTCGCTCCCGTCGGCCCCGCGGGTCCCGTCGCGCCTGTTGCGCCTGTCAGTCCCGCCGGCCCCACCGGTCCAGCCGGCCCCGTGAGTCCCGCCGGTCCTGGGGGTCCCTGCGGTCCCGCCGGCCCACCAGCAGGTCCCGTCGCGCCCGTGGCCCCCGTTGGCCCCGTCGGCCCAGCGGGTCCCGTCGCTCCAGCGGGTCCAGCAGGTCCCGTCGCCCCTGTCGCTCCCGTAGGTCCAGCCGGACCACCAGCAGGTCCCGCCGGGCCAGCGGGTCCCTGCGGTCCCACCGGTCCAGCGAGGACAGAGCCCGCCGGGTCACGCTGGGGCACGGAAGGAAGTCCGGCCGCATAACTATTGGGGCCAATGACCGTTGTCGCGAGCACTGGGGGGTAAATCTCAATATACGAGAGGGTGGACCCATCCCCGACATACTGAAACGTATGCCCAGTCACCACAATGTTCTCAGCCCCCAGATAGACGGAGGCCCGTTTATGGGGCTCAGACGCAAAGGCTTTCCCGTTGCCCACGGATTGCCCGCCGATCATCTGGCTCGACGGTGCACTGATCAGCACGCCACTCCAGCTATTATTCCAAAAGGTGCCGCCGTTAATCATGACCCCATAGGCATTATTCGACGTGATCTCAATTCCATGGCCCGTATTGGAAGCCACGGAGAGGACCCCCGTGGCGCCAATGGGAATGCCGCCATTCAACCCGGCATTTTCTACTGTCGGCATGACCAGGGTATGGGAGCCCGCGCCGGTATTGAGATAAATCCCCCCACGATTATCCGTACTGGAACCAATATTGCTAAAACGCAGGGCACTAATGGGATGCTCGGGCGTCCCCTGAAAGACAAAGCCGCCAAAGTCATTCGCAAAACTCCCGGACTGGGTAATCCACGGACCAATGCCATTCCCGGCGGTCGTGTTCTGCCCAAAATAGCCGGCGCCGAGGTTTTTCTGGGAGATGGCGTCCAGAATATCCCACTGCGTAATCCCCCCCGAGGCGGCCTCATAGAGAAACTCAAACCCATGATTGTTATTACTATCGGCCCACATATGGGTAGCCTGGGCATACGCCACCGGCCCGAGGACAAACCCGCGCCAATTCTGTTTGGCCATGAGGTCACTCAACATGACCGCATTCAACGCGCCCCCGTACGTCGTCTGCACGACCAGCCCATCGCCACCCGCCACGGGATTGCCCGTATGGCTGAGGGTCATCCCCGTGACATGCACATTAAATTCCTGCACCTTCAGCACCGGGATATTGGCTACGGTTTGCCGGAGGGTGGTCAGCTCCATACCGGCCCCCTCCAGGGCAAGCGAGCGCGTGATGGTGAGGGTCTGGTTGAGGAGGCAGGCCCCAGGCGGCAGGACGAGCTTGCTGCCCAGCGGTACCGTATCGAGCGCCGTTTGCAAGGCGGCCGCCGTCTGCGTCAGGCCGTCACAGAGGACCCCGTAGGCCGCGGCGTCCTTGACCGAACCCCCCGCCGCACCACCCGTACTCCCCAGCGCCGTATCGACATAGCTTTTCACCGCGCCCTGCGTGGGGTAGAGAACGTTCGAGGTGCCCAGAGTGGCCGAGGACGACTTGTTGGCCACGTTCTCAGGCGTATAGCCCACACCCGCGCCCCCGCTCACGGCTGCATCCACATAACTCTTGACGGCCTTCTGGGTAGGATAGAGCAGGTCAGACGTGCCCAGGGTCGTCGAGGGCGACTTGTTGAGGAAATTCTCGGGGACAAAGCCGATTGTGGGTTCCTTCCCCGCCAACCCCGCATCCACATAACTCTTGACCGCACCCTGAGTAGGATACACGGTAGCGGAGGTGCCGAGCGCCGCCGCATTGGACTTGTTGGCGCTATTTTCGGGGGTAAAGCCGAGCGTGCCCTGCTTGTTCGCCAGGCCCGTATCGACATAACTCTTCACCGCGTTCTGGCTCGGATAGGCAGTGTCAGAGGTGCCAAGCCCCGGGGCAATCGCCTTGTTGGCCACGTTCTCAGGCGTAAAGCCCAGGCTGCCGCCACCTCCACCTCCGCTGGCGCCTGTCCCCACGAGTTGCATCGCCGTGCCATCGTAGCAGACGAGGACAATTTGCCCCATCGTAATATCGCCGGCTACCAGATCACTCAGCGCGGTCCCCACGTACTTCTTCAGGGGCCTGATGGCCACGCCATTGACGTTGAGGGTGGCAGCGCCCGTATTGGTCACATGGGCCTTAAAGGTAAAACACTGCTTGTCGATATACGCCGTGATAGGGGGATTGAGGGCGAGGAGGTACGCACTGCCCGTACCGGTCGTCGTCGCGGCATTGATGGTCCCGGCAATCGTGCGGGAGCCATTGATGAGGAGCCCCTGGTCTTGTGCCCAGGCGATGCCGTACCCGAGGCAGGCGAGAGACAGGACGACGCGAAGGATCCATCGTGTCATGCGGGCATCTCCTCTGGGGGCTCTAGGAGGGCTTCAAGGCGGGCCAGGCGCGCCTCCTGCGTCTGTTGCGTGGCATAGAGGGTTTTAAGCGTATTGATCAGCACGTAGAGCAGCGGCCCGGTATCGAGCGTGAGGAGGTCCGTCGCCGGGCCACCGGGCTCCAGGACACCAGGACGACTCCCGACCAGGTACGGTGCCAGAGTTTGCACCGCCTGCGCGAGGAGACTCACATGCTCCTTGCCATCTGGGGCAATCCCCCCCTGGCCATTAAACGTGAACCAGACCGGTTCCAGGTGGAGGAGCAGATCAAGGCCATCCGTAAAGGGGTGCACATTGGTTTTCAGGCGGGCATCGGAAGGGGCCAGCCAGGGACCACCCACTGACTTGTAGGCCTCGCCCGCGATGACGAGGTTGCCCGTGTTGTCGGTCGTCTGCACAATGCTGCCAGTCGTACTCTCCACCACGGCTTGATTGCCAACGCCCATCTGCAAGTGCAGTGTGCCCAACTCGCTATAGACGCGCACCGCACTGACGTCCGTGACCCCGTGGTCCCGAATCTCAAACTCCTGCCCACTAATGGCGGTCGCGCCGACCAGGAGGAGCGTGCCACTTTGGGGCGTCTGAAACGTCATCACGACATCAAAGGTATTCTGGTCAATACTGAGGGTATTGGGCTCAATAAAGGCGCGGGGCGCGCCGTTGTCATAGACCTGATAGAGCAGGGCGCCCGTGCCCAGGCCATGCGTCGCCCCGAACACGGTGACACTCGTTTGCTCGGTAAACGCGGTACTATAGCGGGGTCCCGCAGCGCTCAAGGTCACGGCGCCACTTTGCGGGGTATCAAACGTGATGAGGACATCATACGTGCCCGTGTGGATCGTGACCGAGGCACTACTGCTATGAATCTGCTGCGCGCCGCTCACCACATAGACACTCGCAAAGAGGAGCGACGTATCCAGGCCATGACTGGTACCCAGAATGCTGACCGAGGTGGTGTTCGTAAAGGTGGTGCTGTATTGCGGCACCGGATTGGCCAGGCAAATGACGCCGCTCTGGGGCGTCGTAAACGTCACGACGATATCATAGCTGGCGGTATTGATACTGATAGTATTGGGCTCAATACTGTTGCGCGGCGAGAGATTGTCATAGATGTCAATGAGCGGACTGGCCGTGCCGAGATTGTGCAGGGTGCCTGGAATCGTGACTGTCGTGGTCGCCGCAAAGCCAAAGGTGAGCGGGCTCTCACCCCCACCTGGCACGAACTGTTGGAGCCGGGCCGCGACGGAGGCAAAATTGCCCTGGGGCCTGGCGCCGAGCGTGGTTTCTAGTTGGACGAGCGTATGGAGGCTATCGTTGACAAATTCAGCATCAATTCTACTTGAACTATCAGGAGACGCCAATGGGCTGTTGACAAACGTCTGCCGCGTATCTATTTCGTTTGGGTACCCGCTCCCACTGCCCGATCCTAGGAGGCTCATGGACGCTCCTCCCTCTCTGGCAGGGTACGGAGTTGCAGGCGCGCCTCCTGGCACAACTCGTCCAGTGTCAGCGGCGGCAAATCGGTACACACCCGCAGGACGTTCACGTGCCGCAGCAGGACCGTGAGCATGAGCTGCACGTCCGCGGACAAGGGGGTATCACGCCATGCCTGGTGCGCATGCCTCGGCATCTACACAGCCTCCACAGTGATCGGGGAGCCCCAGCACGCCGCCTGATGCGGCAGACTGATCTGGAACAGCGTCGGGGCATCGGCTGTGAGAAGCAACGTAGGGTCCTCGCTTACCAGCGCATAGGGGATCGTATCGACCAGGACCGTACAGGGGACAAACGGCACGACGCTGACCGTACACACACTGGAGCCATCGGCGGGAAATGGTGAGGGGCTGGCATGGAGCGTGACCGCAGGCTTCGGGATCAGGCCGCTGGCACTCACGAGATATTGCTCTTGCAACACCGCCCGATCCTGATCAGGCACGAGCAGATACCCGTGCACGGGATCCCCTTCGACCACTTGGGCCAGCAAGAGTGCCTCAGTATTGGCAATCCAGAGCCCCAGAATGAGGCCGTCACTGCGCTGGTAGTGGGCGAGCATAGGCATTAGCGCTTCCTCCGTAGCCCGACCAGCTTGCGCGATTCGGCCGCCACCGTGGCGCCACTAAAGGTGTTTTGCATCGTCATGACAAAGGCTTTGTTGAACATCGGCGTCGTCACCGGATAGACCGCTTGCACCGACAGCCCAACCGCGAGTGGGGAGTGACAGTCGGTCCAGTCCCACTCGCCACCGAAGGCGCTATCTTCCCGGAGCCGCACGCGCAAGTGCGCATCAGCAGTGATCGTCGCCGCAATCTTGCCAAACAGGAGGACCTCATCCCCCGCGGCGAGTTGGGGAAAGGTGATGGTGGCGACCACCGTTTCCGAACTTGTGACCACCAAGTTACTTGGCGCGTCATGCTGCACACTTTCGGTGACGGCATTGGGCGTAATGCCGACCGTCGTGGCGCCTGTCGTAAAGTCATACATGGGGTCGCCGTTGGCATTCCAGATACGGAGCCCATAGACACCACTGCCCTGATGACCGAGCATAATGCGCGTGCGGTTGGTGTCGTCAAAGACCACGAGGTTGCGGTTAAAGCCATCGAGATAGAGGTTGGTAGAGAGCCCTGGCACGCCCCCGACGCCAACGTTGATGATGGCCTGAATCGTGCCTGCCACGATTTTGTTGGCACTCAGGTTCTTAATGTGCGAATCAATGACCTGTTCATTCGCAATCTGGGCCGCTACGCTAATGACGGCGGTATCGGTGCGCAGATGACTGGCGCTAATGGCCCCGGTCTTGATACCCACGGCGGTGACGCCCTCATCCGTCGCGTCAAACATGATCCGTCCGAGGCTATCCCAGACTCGCAGGCCCCAGTCCGTACTGCCGGCCCCCAGGCTCCCCATCGCGACCCGAGCCCGGGTCGCATCCAACACGACAATCTGCTGGTGCACGCCATCGAGATAAATGCGATTGGCGACCCCGAGATAGACGAGGACATCGATGGTCCCGGCGAGGAGCTTGTCCACCGCCAGGGAGCTAATAAACGTCGTATCAATCTGGCCCGCCGTGCCCACAATGCCGGCGAGCGGCGTCGCGGGATAAAACTCCCCAGCATTGCCGGAACGGTCCACCGCGCGCACCCAGTAATACCGGGTATCATTCGCCCCTAGGCCCTGATGTTCGGCGCTAAAGCTGCCACTGCCAATCGGGTTCGCGAGGCTCAAGTCATTGGTCGGTGACGACCACACTTGCCCGTAGTCATAGTCCAGGTCGGCAGGGGGCGTCCAGAGCAGATGCACCTTCTCAACCCCGCCAATGGCCGTGAGATTACTGGGCAGTCCAGGCGGGGTCGTATCACTCCCCGTCGTAATGCTGACTTCCTCAGTAAAGGCACTAATATTCATGGTCTTGTCATACGCCGCGACCCGGGCAAAGACTTCGACACCCCCCGGTACCTGAAGGCGGTAACGCGATTCGCCACGGTCCACAAAGACCCCGGTCGGGACGAGACTGGGCGGGAACCGAAAGGAGAGCTGATAGCCGGCGACATCGGACTCATTGACCGGGTCCCACGACGCCTCGACCCAGGTATCAATCGTGCCGTCCTCGGCCACGGTGGAGCCTGTCGTGAGGACCAGCCCCACGGGCACACTGGGCGGGGTCGAATCGAGCTTGTCGGCGGTGAGGGCGACGGGCGTAAAGGTCGCGGTCTGGCTCGGTATCCCTGGCCCGAAGGTATCGAAGGGTAAGATGTAGGTCCAATACTGAACCCCCGCGATCAAGTCGGCAGGAAAGAGTTTGCGGAACGCCACGCTGACGTCCTGGTAGATGGCCACGGGCGGGTTCATGATGTCGAGGTAGACTTCGTAGTGATGGAGATCGCGGGGCTCGACCCACTGATTAAAGTTAATGAGCGCCGCTTCAAAGAGCCCCGTCACATCGGGGAGGATGTCTGACATGTCTGGTGGTGGATTGATCACCCCGATATGGGCGGGGACCTGCGACGTGAGCCCGGTATTCGTGCGTGCCCACACCCAGATTTCGAGGTCCCGCCTCGCACTGTTGTACCCACTCCGGACCTGATCCTCATAGTTTTGCTCGTAGGTATAGGTCCACTGCACGGACTGCCCGGTGGGGCTGACCGCGACCGTCGTCGCCCGCAACAGGTAGAGTTGCCCGGGCGCCCAGACTTGCACCACATAATCCTGCACGAAAAACGTGTCAGAAAAGAGGGGACTGGGCTCTACACTGTCCCACTCGACATGGACGTCCCGTCCTTCCCACTCCGTCACCCCCACGAGTTGCCCTTTGAGGCGGAGGTTGCGCGGCGTCCCCGGGAAATAGGCGGCTGTACTGGCGCCCGTAATATGAATGAGGACTTCCCGCGCCCCCGTGTTGTTGGGGACCCCCAGGGACGACACCGGAACCACCCGGTACTGATACGTGCTGCCCGTAATGACCGTCGCGTCATCGTAGTCCAGGACATGCCCGCGTACTTGCGCCAGGGGGGTATAGTTCACGTTCGGGTCATTGGGGTCAATAATCGCCCCGAGATCGATCGTGCCTGCGGTCACTTGCCCGGCCTGACTACTCGCGCCAATCGTCCGCCGCAAGATCGAGGCACCGCCGTAGGGCGCGTACCCACTCGTGAGTTGTGCCACATCCCAGGACAGATTCACGACGCGCAAACTCGCCCCGCTGGACTGAATACGGACGAGTTCCGTGGCAATGAGCGTCACGATCGGTGGTGGCGGGCCGAGAGGATTAAAGAGCGTGGTAACCACAGGGAGCGGCGTGGCCAGGGCATCATCATAGATGCTCGGGTTGTGGATGACCGCCTCCAGGTGCACGGTCGTATCGCTCTTGCGTTGCAGGGCCGTCACGCGGAAAATCCGCGTATTCGCCTCAGTCGCCAGCGTCCCAAAGACCCAGACCGTGGTATAGGGCGGTGGGGGGCTGTCCGTAGGCGTCGTCAGCGTCAGGCGCCTGACCGTGCCTGGTTCCGTGAGCACACTGCGCGCCAGGACGACATCATTCTCATAGCGCAAGTACACCACGTACTGGACGCCAGACTGCATGGTACACGGCTCATCGAGGTAAAGGATCGTTGTCGTCGAGAGGGGTTGAATGCGCCCGGACGTCCCCCAGCCCGGCTGGGGATGCGAGAAGCGAAACAGGTCATGCAGTTGCAGGGGCAGCGCTTCCGCACTGGCATCCAACTCCAAGAGCACATTTTCATAGCGCCGCCGATTCAGCTCATATTGGAGCGCCCGCATAATGCGCGAGGGCTTGGTAATGCCGCGCAGATCGAGACTCGCCTTGTGGACGTCTGCCGGCCAGTGCTCAATCGTGGGCCAGGTCATGACGTCCTGCTCATAGTCGGACGCCTCATTGGCAAACCGGGCTTCCATGACGTTCACCGCGTCTACGTCGCGCAGGTACGTGACGGTCACGTTGCTCACCATCGTCCAGGACAGCAGCATGACCGGCGGCTCACTCATCGTCGGGCGCGGCGTCCAGAGACCGTAGGATTTGAGCAGCAGGCCGCGTGAGCCGCCCATGGTTTCGAGGAACCATTGTTGCGCACGGGTTTCGCGGTCCAGGACGATATTCAAACGGTGGCGCATCTCGCCGTCGATGATCTGGTCACAATTGAGCCCGTAGAGATAAAAGGCATTCAGGTCAATGTCGCCGTCGGGCACGCTGCGCCCATACCGTTTGTTCGTGAGCGCATCCATCACGCACCAGGACGGATTGTCCGACCAGGTTTCCACGGGTACGAGCGTCGCCACCCGTACCGTCCGCCCGAGCACCTCCACGGTAATGTTGGGCAGGGCTCCGCGCAGGCTATCCGTCGCAAGGGCCTTCAGCCCCAACCATGCCGTATAGGGATAGCTCGCCTGATTGGGAATATACTCGGTGACACTCTCCAGGGTGGGCTCAAACTTGGCCCGCACCTCATTGGTCTGCGTCGCACCCCCGCGCGCAATCTGAATGTCATACTGGGCAAATGGTAAGCCTTCTTGCTTCAAACCGATGCGCACGGGTGCCGTGCGATCCCCGGTCACATCGGCGACGGCGACCGGCGACCAGTTGCCCGTGCCCGCCACGGCATAGCGATACTCAATATGGACGGTATTACTTTCCTTTTCCCCCTTCTCATTCATGTAGAAGAGGCCTTGTTCCCAGACGAGATTGAGCACAAAGGCGTAGAGGGGACCGTTGGACGTATACGTGACGGCAATCCCTTCGGGGGTAATGATGCGGCCGTCAGAAAACGTGTTGCGCGCCGCCCCGAACTCCGCAAAGGCCGGCTGATCCGCTGTCCCCAGGGCCGTAAAGACCTGCACGCCGGGAAAGTTCTGAATGGGTTGGCCATTAATCTGGATCGTCTCCGTGAGGACCGCACTGATGGGGCCTTCACACAGCCCGAGGAACAAGCTCAGCGTCGGGGGCGAGGAGGTCGCCTGCACGATGCGCCGGCCGGTGCTGGCCGGGCGTGCCACTCCACCGCCGCCGTAGGGCGTCTCGATGTTCACGCCCCAGGAATAGAGCAAGGCAAAGCTGTCGGGGTCACCGTCTAAGATGCGAATAGTCCACGTCGTATTGAGCGCCGGTTTGCCTATAAGACCTTCAAGCGTAATGTTCTGGTAATGGCTAAACCCATTACCGGGGGCCGTGATAATGACAATATTCTGGGGTTCTCCATAGCCCACGGCGGTCACGGCTACGCCGGGCGTCGTCGGCACACCCTCGTCAATGTAGACGGCGGCCTGATCCACCGCTGCGGCGAGAAGTTGGCCCCCAATACGGTGGCGACCATAGACCACGGGCACCGAGGCTCCAGGGCCAATAGCCGTGCGAATGCCTTCAAAGGAGAACGTGTGTTCCTCGGTGGTTTCGGTGAGGCTATTTTGCTGAGGGAGCAGAAATGGCTTGGGGCGAAACAGGAAATGCGACACCGTCGCGCTAATGAGACTGACTGCGAGCCCGATGGCTATGGGTACCCAGACTTCAGGGCCAGCCCATGCCGGGTACAGCCATACCTCATCGCCTGCTTGTGGTACTACACTACTGTAGAGGTCAGGCGGGACTACACCCCCATTGATCGCCACCCTGGAAAGGGCCTCTGTGGATGGCAGATAGGCCTCCAGCGCATCGCCCGCAGGAAAGGTGCGCGTGGCGGTGCGCCAACGGCCATCCCTTCCCCGTAAGGGGGACAGGAGGAGTACACAGGTTACAGTAGCCTGCGTAGCCTGGCAATCTGGAGGAGACGCGGTCTCCAGCGTCTCAGTGGCTCTAAACACACGCCTGTCCTTCGCCGTGCATGGACAAAATGAACCGTATTACACACGATACTGACATGATGACTACTCATTCCTTGTCCCCGCATGATCCATAAATCGCCGCTCTGCGACAGCGTTAGCGGATCGTCCACGTCCTCCTGCCACCAGATCTCCTGCACATGCTTCCAGCCCTGGACGGGGTCATCATCAAGGTCTTCCCCCCAATAGTCGCGGTACAAGCGCCTAACCAGTCGCCAACAATCGTACTGCTCATAACTGAGACCAAGTAACGGCTCGACTAGGGCGGCCATGTCAGGGAGTGTAGTAGACTGTGCCATGGCTAGAACCTCCTGGGGATCCATGGGAAACCGCCGCTGGTCGTGAACCGACGCTTGGGCATCGTGCCACCCAGGGTGAAACCGGCGGCAATAACTTCCACTACAGCACTGACAAAGTCGGTATTGACCTGCGCCACCTGGAAGACTTCGCCAGCCTGAAAGGGCGTCTCGTTAGGTTGTCGCGTGTCGATTTGCCAAATCGTGACCTGCCAAGGGGTATCAGGCCCCCAGTAGGTTTCCAGGAGTGCACTCAAGGCCTGATCTACGTTGCCGAACGAGATACGCAGGCGTACCAGCGCCATGCTCGTAGCATCTTCGAGGGCATCGACGTCAAAGGCTGCCCGGTGGTAGACAATGCCATGGAACACCACATCCTGATCGTAGTTGACCAGCCGATAGGGGACAGGACCACCCACAATGTCTAATTGGCCACACATGGTGATCGTATGGTCACTAGCTAACTGATTCTTCTCCCGCGTTAAGGCGGCACTGAGCAGGCGTGGCATTAGAGCAGCTCCAAGATTTGCACGCTAAACGAGAAACGCCCCCGATTGCTCGTCGTACTTTCCGGTCCCATGAGTTTGACCGGGCTGGGGTCGCTGTCCTCGCTAAAGACGCCGACCGCCTGGGGGATATAGGTATAGACCTGGCATGTCCCTGCGCCCCCCGCAATGGAGCCATCGAGGCTGAAGGTAGTGGAAGACAATCGGGTAATCCGCCACCCACCGTGCAGGCTCGTATTGGGATTGCTGGAACCAATCGACACCCATTGCCCGCTGGTATAGGCATGCCACATGGTCACCACTACTGGCGTGGTATTGCTGTAGGTCGCGGCATCGGTGGCCGTCATATGCAGAAACTCAAACGGCAAGACGCCAAGGCGCTGCGCTTGGAGGAAGTCGCGGATAATGCGCCACTCCGCCGTGACCTTGCCGAGGTAGTCGAGCTGGTAGCGACGCTGGGGCCGTGAGTGCTTTGATCTCCTAAATGTGGTACCAGAATCTGATTCAAATATATGCATTGGGTCTAGGACAGATGGGGCCTGTATGCTAGACGGAATTGGTGTAAAGGGATAGACGGCCACTAGTATCTAGGCCCCCATCGTGTTATAATTGTAGGAGTGGCTTACTGCGGCCTCATGAACCGTAGGACAGCTCGATTCCGACGAGTTGCCACACTCCACCATCTTCGGGATCACCCAACTTACGGAAGGTTGAGTATGCTTGTCGCGTGTGCCTGCAAAAATCCTACGTGTGGTCGTGTGTTTTTTGTTTTTCCATCCCGGCAGAACAAAAGAGTCTATTGCTCTAGGCCATGCAAGGACACATGTCGCCAGAAACCCGTTACATTGACCTGCCAGAATCCCACATGTCGCAAAGTTTTTATTACCAAGCCGTCGAAAATATCGAGGAACACGGGCAAATACTGTTGCAGAGAATGCTTTAGGACATGTCAACGACCTGACTTGAGTACACGTCTTTGGGAAAAAGTCGTTGTGTGTGCCCACGGAAGAGACTGCCCGTTTTGCTGCTGGGGATGGATCGGAGGAACCATGGACTGGGGATATGGTTCGTTCCAATTTTCCATCGACAACAAACACTTTCATGAGCGTGCCCACCGGATGATGTGGAAACTCATCAATAAGGGAGCCATGCTTGCCGCGCGATGGATTCTGCACCACTGTGATAATCCACCCTGCACGAATCCCTGGCACCTCTACCCTGGAACAGCCAAAGACAATGCGCGCGATGCCGTCGAGAGAGGCCGTCTCTTGGGCAGGTTTCATGGTATGTCTGCGCATGGAGAAGCCTTGCCACAGGCGAAGTTGACAACGGCGCAAGTTATCCTTATTCGGCAACGATACGCAGCGGGAGAAAGACAAGCTGTTCTTGCGAAGGATTTCTCCGTATCCCCAGCAACACTTCATAGTATTGTCCATCGTAAATCCTGGGCGCATATTCCCTAATGCCCTCCCGCGCGGATCATGCGCCCAATCGTCGAGCCCGACCCTTGGCTGAGGTCCCGCACCACTTCTTGGATGATGACCTGACGCCCCATGCCACGTTGCGCTGCCGCCTCGCGTTCAGCCTGGCCCCGGTTATCGACCAGGATGACCGCCACATCGCCACCGGCAGCCTGTCCTCCAGCGCTCGGCCCAGCCCGCATCGCTGCGCCCATCAAGGCTTTCATCTGGGGACTATTGACCACGTACTCGGGATTCATGGAGGGATTCTCGCCCGCCAGGATGGTCGTCGGGCGGTTGACGATCGCACCGCCCTGGGCGCGCATCCCACTGCTCGCGGTCCCACCGAAAAGCAGTTCAAAGCCGCCGCCCCCCGCACTGCTCCCGCCTTCAGGCGCTATGGTCGGGGCGAAGGCGCTGCCCAGGAGCCCTATCCCGAGGCTAATCAGCCGTTTAAAGGTCTCGTGCATGACAATCTGGGCAATGGAATCGAGAATGTTCTTCGCCATCAGCTTGAAGGCTTCACTGACGCTCTTCGTGCCGTCAATGATGCTCAAGAGACCATCCGTAATGCTTTGGGCAGCCCGATCCCCGATCTGCTCCGTCACCCCCATGATGTCATTCCAGCGCTCCTGCGCCGTAATCTGTTGGAGGAGCGCCTCATTTTCTGGCGTCAAGGCGACGTGTTGGCGGCGGGCCTGCGCCCGCAACCGGGCTTCTGCCCGTTCCTCACGCGGGGTCTGGAGTTGCTCCAGGTTATCCTTGATCCGCTGGGTAAACGCCGCCTGGGCGTCTTCGGCCGTCCGCATGGCGTCGGCGTTCTGTTTCAAAGCCGTAAAGCGTTCCTTGAGCAGCTCGATTTCTGCCTGATAGATGACGCCGGTCTCCACTGCGACGCGCTTTTGCTCCGCGGCATCCTCCAGCGGCGTCCCTTTGAACTGGGCGGCGAGTTCTTCCGCCTTCGCCAGGTCCCGCACTTGTTGGGCGGCGAGGTTGTACGTGCTGGCCAACTCCTGGACATGCGCGCTCTGGCTGATAATCTCCGCGGTCACCGCTCCGTATTTGACCGCAAGCTCTTGCAGCGGCGCCATCTGCTGCTTGAGCACCTCCTCAGAGGCGAGCTTGGCCTGGGCTTCCCCCGCCTCACGCAGGGCATCACGCAGCGCCTTAAACTGTTCCAGGGCTTCAGGGCGGGCCGCCTGAAGGGCCTTAGAGCGCTCCAGTGCCACGATCCACTTCTCAACTTCCGCCACAGCGCCAGCATACTGTGTGCGCACCCGCGTGGCGGCTTCTTCCGCTTTGTTCTCATCAGGACGACGGGTCATGCCTCGCAGGCGTTCAAGGGTGGAGTCGAGTTCAATGGCTTGGGTAACGGCGGCTTTGGCTTCAGCCTCCCGTGCTGCCGCGGCACGTTTGATGGCCGCCTCTTTCTCGCGCTCAGCTTTCGCAAGCGCTTGTTCTTTCTCTCTGAGGGCATCCTGGGTCTCGCCATACTTGCGTACTTGGATATCGAGATCGGCCAACTCTTTCCGCATGCCGGGAGGAACAACCGTCGTGGCTGGAAAGGCTTGAACGAGTTCCGCCGCCTTTTTGACAGAGGCTTCAAGCTCTTGCTGTCGGGCCTTGGCAAAGGTCATTTGCTGGTCGGTGGTGCCCTTGGGGTCCCCGTACACATTGGGGGCAAGAGCCGCTTTTGCACGGAAGGCTTCATCTTCTTTGTGGATGGCATCGAGGGCCGCACGCAGGCTCTTCAAGTTCTCTTCCTGCTGTTCCTGGGCAGCCTTGGTCTTGTTGGTTTCCTGCGTGACCTTTTCTTGCGCTTTGCCCTGATCGGCCGTCGCATTGGTATTCTCAAGGATGGCCTTGCGGATCTCCTCCAGTCGGTCCCTCGCTTGATCGACCACGGTCTGCATGCCGGGCGTAATCGTCGTCCCGGCGGCCTTCTCGCGCTCATACAGCGCAATCAGCCGTTGTAGTCGCGTAATTTCTTTGGCCTGCTCCTGGTCGGCTCCTGCTAAGCCTTCAGGCGTTGGCCCCTGGGGACCCGCCCGTGCCTCCTCCCGGGCCTTCAGCGTCTTGTTCGTCCATTCCACCGCCTCGCGAATATTGTTTGCCACTTTGACAATATAGTCACCCAGTCCACCCTTCATGATGGTGTCCTGGAGTTCGGTCCAGGCATTCTTCAGGCGGTTAAAGGCTTGCTGGGTACCATCGACAAACTTGCCACCCGAGGCCTGCATCTCCTCAAAGCCACGCGTGATCGCCTTCACAAGGGGGGCATAATCCTGCGTGCCACTCGCGACCAGCTTATTCAGGGCCTCGGTCGTAATGCCCATACCCTTCGCAGCGGCCGCCATCCCCGTCGGGAGCGCCTCGCCAAATTGCTGGCGCAGGTCCTCCATCGAGACTTTGCCCTTACTCGCCATCTGGGCAAGAGCCGTAATCCCCCGCCCGAGTTCCTCAGAGGAGGCCCCCGTACGACGAGCTTCCGCCGTGGTCGCGGTGAGCAAACGGAGTTGGTCGGCCAGGGGGAGCCCTGCCTGGGTCGCGGCCGCAGTCAGCTTCACAAAGCTGCGAGCAAGGGGCTCAAAGGCAACGCCGAGTGATTGGGCGGTGTTAAAGAGCGTCTGGAATTGCGCCGCCCCAATGGCCGCGCTACCCCCCAGAGCAGAGAGGGAGGACCGCAAGCTTTCCATGCGCGCGCCGACCTGTACGGTCTGGACCGCCAGGTCTTTGAGTTGCCCCGCAATGGCCCCAATGCCGGTCGCAACCCCGATGCCCCCGGCGATGGTCAGCATGGCTTTCAAGCCGCTGGACGCTGCACCCGTCGCCTGCGTTGTTTGCTGAAGCACGGTCTGTTGCGTCCGCAGGGACGACGTGGATTGGGTAATGGCTTGCGTGGCTTGCGTAACGGCTTGCGTCATCTGGCTATAGGCTTGGGTCTGTTGGGCAATGGACTGCGCCAGCGCAAGGTAGGCCGCTGCCAGTTGTCGGCTACTCTGCTGGCCCTGCGTTTGTTGCGTGGTGGACTGAGTCTGCGCCTGCGTCAGGCGGGTAATGGCCTGCTGGAGCGCTAGCATCGCGGCGCTGAGGTTGGTGATGGCTGACTGCGACTGGGTCTGGGTGGCGCGAAACTGGGTCGTTGCCTGGCTCAGTTGATTGAGGCGCTGGAGCACGTCCGCAATGGCCTGGTTAAACTGGCTTACGTCCGCGCGCAACCTCGCAACAACGTCTCCGGCCAGGATCTCACTCACAAGTGCTACTCCTCATCCATCCATCGTCCCATTCCCGCGAAACACGTCAGCGAGTAACGCAAAGCGGTCATGCAGTTGCTCCACCGTGACCGGCGGTGGAGGCGGCGTCTCGTCAGGATGGCCTAGGGCCTGCATCACATCTTCCAGACTCATCGGGCTCGTATGTTCAGCCCGGTTCACGTTCAAGAGAATCTGCGCCACTAGGGCTGTCGCCCGGTCGCGTCTCGCCTGTGCCCGCCAGTACTGTTGCGCGAGGAGCCAGCCCTCGCGAAAGGTGAGTCGCCAGAACTCCGCTTCACTCAGGCCAAGGCACTGCCGCTCAAAACTCCAGAGCTGCTCCCAGGCGATGCGTCCAAAGGGTTCTCATCGACGACCTCGCCATTCATTTCCTGCACCGGCGGCGCTGTCGGGCTCGCGGCTTGCCACGCTTGCAGAATGGGGCCAACGTACGGGATGAGCAGCGATGGATCGGCGTACGGGAGCGCCTCTTCAATCGTGGCTTGCGTCAGCGTGGGGTCTTCGTGCAGACAGCCTGCCCAGAGCATGACGGTGATATTAATCAGACTGAGCTTGCTCAAATCATCGTTCTGGAGCATTTCGGCACAGAGCCGGAGTGCTTGATAAAACGTATATTCCCGGCCCCAGATCCTGGTCAGCTCCAGTTCAATGAACTTGACGGCTAAACGGTCGAACAATAAATGCCGTGGTTTGTCCAAGACAATGTCCACGAGTGGTATGACACGCGGGTCAGCCATACGTGTTTCTACCTATGCTGGGGGTGGCGCGTCAGGGACCATGCCTGCGACTTGCTCGGTCATCGCCCGCAGATCCTCGGCGCCCTTGGCCGCAGTGGCGGCAGCGGCGTTCACCTGGTCCGCGAGGTGATCGAGTTGGGCCTGCGTAGGGTTATCTCCTAGCTGCCGAATTTCCGTCTCGATGGCCGTGAGATGGGCGGAGAGCGCATCCTGGCCAGCGGCCTGATTGGTCACGAGACTGTTAATGGCATTCTGGATGCCCGCGATCTCTGCCACGATGTTGACTCCTAGCTCCAGCAACGTCTGCTGGAGAGCGTCGAGTTGCGGAACGGACACGGTCAAGGTCCAGTGAATATCGAGCATAGGACGACCTAGCTAATCACAATAGGCCCATCAGGATTAAAGATGACCGCGAGTTGGGGGACAGAATTCACCGGCAACGGATTCAACTGCCACTGGGAGACGATGGCGTTAAAGGTCCAGACGGCGGCCGGCGTGCCGGGAAGGGTCACACTGTACGAAGTTGACGTGCCGGCGTCATACTGGGCCTTTAGACTATTTTGAATAGTATTACCTGGGACATAGTTCATTGTGGCCGTTATGGGGTTGTTACGCTTAATCGTTGCTATCTCACTCGAATAGCCCGAACCATCGTGTGCTGACACGTCCACGAGGTCTGTTCTACTGCCCAAGCCATCGAGATTGATAAGTTCAGGTATGACGTTGCTACCGATACGAAATGTTGTCCCATACGCAGACCTGGCAAGGGTGGCCATAAACTAGTCCTTTCTAGGATGTCCAGCTAAACGCACCATCAAAGCTCAGTTCCATCTCAGCCGTCACGGCACCAGCTACAGGCAGCGGCATCGTGTAGTACGTCACGGCCCCGTAGAGATGTCCTGTCGCCTTCCTCCCCGTGCCAGGGTAGGGCGGCAGGACGAGGAGCCAATCCCGGCGCGCGCCACTGTTGTAGAGACTGAGTAACCCGGTCACTTCGTCATGCGTGGGATGATCAGGCGCCAGATTGACGCTCAGGCGCATCGTATTCGTGCGCTTGAGCGTGGCAATTTCACTGGAATAGCCGGAGCCATCGTGCGCCGAGACATCAATCACATCCGTCCGACTGCCCGCATCCTGCACGTTCGTGAGTTCGGCAATCGAGGCAAACGTACTGACCTTCGTCAGAGTCCCCCCGCTCGTGTATGTCCCATTGCCCACGGAGTTCCGCAGCCGCAGTTGCGTCGTCGTGACCGCCTCGACGACCCAGGAGCCATTCGCACCCGCATTCCCGACAACGCCCGCGATCGTGGCGTAGGACACGTCAATCACGCCATGGGCCGCTGTAGTGGTGACGAGAATGGGCGCCGTGTTGGTCGCAGCATTGATGGTCAACACGGCAAGCGGGATGCCGTCACCAACGCGAACCTGAGTGCCATAGGCCGAATACGCCTGGGTACTCATGAGGGCACCTCCTCGACCGGCAGAGACTGGGGCGGATCCGTGGGTGGGGGATCTGGTGGCGCAGGCGTGCTGCCCGGCGGGGAAGATAGGGACGCTTCAGCCTGAGCGAGGGAAGGCTCAAGCGCCGCAACCGCCGGGCAACTTCCGCAATGGTCGGTGATACGGGCAAGCTGAAGCGTATCGTAGCCGCAGGCATTACAGACGTAATGAGGGATGCCGTTCCAGCTATCGGTAGTGTAGAGGGGCTCGGGCATGACGGAAGCTCCACAACAAGCTAAACCGAGGTCAGGCAGGGGAATGGCCCCTGGTCCTCGGTTCACTCGCTGCTGCCCGCCACTCGTCATGCAGGGTGCAGATGGGATACCGAAAGAAAAGTTTCGTAGAAGGTACGCGAGTCAACAAAGAGATGCAAGAAAGATTTCTACAGTGCCCTCGTGCAACGGCAATTGAAGATAATGTGCGGACGTGACATGTCGTCACTGCGTAAAAAATATGGAGACTGTAACGCCTCTATCAGCAGATACGTTGTGCCACTAAGCGCCATATTAGCAACCCCATCTAGCGCGTCCCATGCGTCCTGAGCCTTCTGCCGTGCCGCCTGATAGCCATACGGGGACCCACGCGTTGCAATCTGAAGATAGGGCAGCTCATAGAGTGTCTGGTCATGGGCTTTGCGCGGACCCTGTCCGGGTATCTCAATGACGGCCATCACCGCATCCTGGCTGCCCGCACCTGGCTCATCCTGAGGCATGGAGCCCAGAAAGAGCGTCTGACCGATAATGCCAACGCCTTCGGCTTCGAGGAACGCCCCGATCTCGTCGAGTACCATACAGGTTACTCCTCCTCCGTGCGTCGTTGCCGACAGCGCATCACATACACATCCGTCGCAATACACCCGTCTTTGACCACAAACGAGAGCGTGACCTCGGCATAACTCCCTTGCACCAGGAGCGCATCATACTCTTCCTGGAGGAGCCGCTCAATCAACTCCTGCTGGCGTCGGTTGATGGCCCCGCCTCGCTCGCGCGTCGAGGCGTCAATAAGTCTTGGGAGGGGCCGCCCGTACGCATCCAGCCTTCTTCGTCCCGTATCGGCCATGCCAGCCCCTTCTGCGGCAACAAGACTACTGTGATACGCCGCCGCCCGTCCTTCATGGGTTTGAGTTCCTTGCGCACGCGAGCATGCCAGGTCGCCCCACCAGGGTAGACAATGTCCACAATGGTTCCGACCGGAAGCGCCATGTCTGAGGGAGGCAGGACGCAGGTAATCATGGGGCCAAAGGCGATGGCCATGCTCCACGCTCTCTTACTGCTGCCGCAGAATCAGCCGTATGGTACGCTCATCCTCCCGGCCCTCTTCCGTCACCACGTGGTTGGTCAGGTCCGCCAGGGTGCCCTCGGTCCCGCCACTCGCCCACACCTGCGTAATGCTGGTATAGACCACGTCATCGCTCAATTCGACATCGCCCTCGACCGTCCAGGTAGACGTGACGATGGCATCGTCGGCCAGCCAGGGGGACCAGTCAATAGTATAGTCCAGGACCGCCGCAGGGTCTTTGATAAAGCTCGCGAGCATAGGACTATTCTCCCCCTAGCTAAGCGTCAGGTCAAGCGCGGTCGCGGCAAATTGCACGGTGTCTCCAGACTGGGGGGTCTGATCCGTGACACTGCTCATGTCAAACCCCAGAATGTTCCCCGCCCCCAATGTTGCACTATCCACAAGGAACATGCCCGTCACCAGACCCCAACTCCCCGATGGCGTGGGAAAGGTAATAGCGTCCGCATTCTCTAACGTCCCTGTCGTCGCGGTGGTCCACTTCGGCACGGAGCCGCCCGCAATATTGACCAGCACACGCGCGTAGGCATTCGCATTCGCTACCTCAGACGCGGCAGCAATCAGCGTCGCATCCGCAATGGTCCCTGTCGTGAGCGCCACATACGTCGCTGGCTTGCTAAACGCCACGTTCCGAAACGCCAGGTTGAGCCAGCTGTGGACGCAATAGTCAGTAAAGCCTGCCCCGCTACTGGCGTTAAACTGCACTTTAATCTCCGTCGTGGGAATCGTCGGCGTATTGCCATTGACCGGGGCAAAACTGCCCGTAAAGGACCCATGCGCCAGACACGTTCCCGCACCATACGTACCCGAGGTCACAATCGCCCAGTGAGTAATGGTGCCCCAGGTACCGCTCGCCTGGGGGAACGTCACGGCGCCGCTCTGGATCACCTGGCGCGACGCTGCCGCACTAAACGTAATGGCTGTGCGCGCATACGCATTGGCATTGGTCACTTCAATGCCGGCGAGGGTGGTGGCGGTATCGGTCGGATCAGCGGTACACAGGGCCACGAAGAGCGAGGTTGCTGCTGTATACGCTGTGTTCGCCACATGGTTAAGGAGGGCATTTTCCAACACGTCCGTGATAGACCCCATCGCTTCTCCTTTCAAGCATGGTCATTGTCAGAAATAAACCTGGGACGTATTTCTGTATTGCCGATTCACTCCTCTGCTTTCACCAAAACGCCGCGCCCGGTGGCAGAAGACGCCGAAACCTTTGCCTGTCGTCGTGCTGCCACCTGAACTCCACGGCCCGTAGGCCCGTCTACAGCAGCCTGCCGGAGCGCCGCCACCTGAGCGCCACGCCCTGGAGGGCCGACCGTGCCGACGCGCTGCATACTGAGGAGCAGCAAGTTCGCCAGACTCGTGGTACTGGTCCCCAGCAGTGACGCCAGGAGTTGAAACTCCCCAGAGTTAGGAATGAGCAACGCCTGGGGCGTAAGACTGCTGCCTGCGAGGACAGCGCCTAGGAGATGCTCAGTCACCAGGATACTGGCATCCGTACTACTCGTGGCCGCGATCGCGCTATGCAAGCCGCGCTGGAGTGTCCACGGAATATCGAGCGTCAGACTTGTCCCGGCAAGATTGCTCGTCAGCGGGCGTATAATACTGCCCTGCGCAGGAAGCGTCGTCGTGGCGCCAGGCAGCAGCGCGGTAAGCTGATGCAGCGTTGTCGCCAGGCTACTCGGGGTCGTACTGACGCCAGTAAGCGTACTCACCAGCGCCCGGGCGAGAGATCGTCCACTGCTCGGTGTCTGACTGACGCCTGTGACCGTGGCTTGCAAGGCCCGAAGCGTCCCCACAATGACCGTAGCCGTAGGAGTCGTACTGACGGCAGCAGGGGCAGCCTGAAACCGCCTAAGCATCTGGACACTACTCGTAGGCGTGGTACTCACCCCGGGCACCAATCCTGCGAGGCGATGGTCAACGGTCCGACTAATGGCCGGGGTCGTACTAGCGCCGCTCACGTTCGCGACAAACTGATGCAGCCCCGCCATCTGGATCGCCGCAGATGGCGTGGTCGTTGTCCCCACCAGTACGGCGCTCACCAGACGCTGGAGTTGGCGTGCTGTCGCCGGAGTCGTCGTCGTGCCAGGGAACGTGCCTGTGAGCACACGCTGTATGGTCCGCTGACTGTCCGGCGTGAGACTCGTGCCCAGAAGCGTTGCGCTCAGAAGACGAGTCGTCGCAAGAGAGACA